CGTTCAGAGTGTAAAGTGTCAACCTGGCAAGCTGCTCAACTTGAAACTTTTTGATGTCATTGATGGTCTGATTTTTCCCATTCAGCCAGGGCGTTTAGCCCGGTTTCACTCCATGATTCCAGTTCATCGGGATAATCACCTGCAACATAGCAGAGTTCGCAACGCAGCATACGAATTGCCAGCCTGGCATTACCTCGCAAATTGTATTTTTCAAAGTAATGCTGCCCTTCATCATCCTCAAGGCAGATAGCACCATCATCAAGAAAGTGCACTTCCCAGCCTAATTCCCCGGCTGCATACAGCACACGCTGCTGTATGTCATCGTCCGTTACTGGCGAAGGAATTTTACTGTCTCTGGCCTTAACTGCTTTCCAGAACTCGCCCCACGTCATTTCCAGCGTTCTTTCTGGCCACATTTCAGAAACGGTGTCTTTCCCTTGTGCCGGTGGGCTGTTCCGCTGCTCTGTCGCCTCCACATCAATTTTTTTGCCAGACATGATCACTTCGCCTTTCTCGATCCAGTCGTAAACTGTCTGGCGGCTTACGCCTTTGTATTTGGCGTATTCGGCTTTACTCATCAACATGTAGCTCACCTCATGCGTATACGATAAAAAATAATTTCATGCGGAAAGGGAATGCGTTGTGGGTATGGAGGAAAGGGGCAATAACCGCCCCTTACTGATTCAGTTGCGCCAGGATGGCTGGCTAAGCGTGGTTTTCATTACATCATTGACGACCTGTTTTACGATTTCTGTGTTGGCAGTCGTGCTTTCAACATCAACAAAGCCATAATCGCCAATTTCCACCGTCAGGGATTCAAGTTTCTTCCCTAGAGCATCAGGCAACTCTCCACTGAACCGGTGCTGAAGATTTTCCACCAGCAACGCCCTGAATGCCTCGCTGTTCTCTTTTTTCTGCCATAGCTGGCGTTTATCCACTCTGATATTTAATTTCACAGTCTCACCTCTTTAAGTGCCTTATCCATCAGTTGCCGGGCGATAACATGAATCGACGGTGCCACACCAAGCACAGATTTCTGACGCTCTTCGTCCTGGATGCGTTGCAGGGCTTCGATCTGCCTCCGGGAAAGTAAAACTGGCTTTACTCCGTGACCTTTCATGATTTTTCTCCCGAATAATAACAACCACAACAATTGCACAAAATGAAATGATAGCAACAAATGTTGCAATTAATGAAACACAATAAGGCCGGGAAAAATCCCGGCCTCCGTCACTGACTGCAATTTTTCGATCCAGGGTATTTCCTGAATGCCTTACCATTGGGCTGATGTAATCCCATTCCGGCATGTGCCCGGCTGATGGTTTCGCGCATCTCCCCGAAATTATCCTGCCTTGCTGGTGGGCGTGCTGCCTTGTGGATACATTCCGCGCGACGTTTTGCCGCCTGTTCCCGTGCCTTGTCATCATTCGCCAGCATGATGACCTCAGCCCACCGCGCCGCCGCTCTCCGGTACAGACCACGCGCTTCCAGTGCTTCCGCTTTGCTGTCGTGAATCATGCGCCTGTTTTCTCCTTTGCTGCCCGGCGCTGACGTTTGCGCTTCTCATTCAGCGCCATCAGCCGCGTTTCTGCGTCCTGTTGTTGTGATGTCACCTCGCCGCACGGCTGGCCTTTCAGGTCGTAACGCGCCCCACCAGCAACCAGGGCGCGGTAATAGCGCGGAGACTGCGCATAAGATGCCAGCGTCGCACGTAATGCCCCAGGCCCAAATGCCAGCCCCCTGACGGCGAGATCCTGCATCAGGTCGTCGAATATCCCCACCTTAAGCGGCTTCGGTGCTTCCCGGCTGAATAAGTCAGGCCACAACTCAGTGAGGCGGTTAACGCGCCTGCGGTTTTTGCGCTGGCGTTTGGTCATATGCCGCCACGGTGTCGCCCCTGTGGGCTTCTGCTGCGCGTTCTGATTACCGGGCATCACTTTATATGCCGATGTGGTTTTATCCTGCTGTTGCGTCTCCTGTACCATTTTTGTGGCATACCGTAATTTCTGTTGATGGTCAGCTTTTCCATGTGTACTTCTCATCGATATTATCCGTATTATCGTCGTTCCTTTTGATGGCTCATTTCTATAGAAATTTCTTTATTGCTTATTGCCCTGGTAATTAACTGGCTATTAGTGCTTTAATACTCAGGTACGCAGAAAGAATAACACCAATAAAAGAAGGGTACAGCAGAATCCCAAACAAAAACTTCATGTACTTATGTTTTCCTGTCACTTCGTTAATAACAGATATTATACTCAACATACATAATGCAATACTTATAGTTGCAATAAATGCAATAGTAAGCAAGATGAAATATCTTACACCTGTTTGAGAAGATAAATTTGCAATTATACCTATCATAACGAGACTCTGTATAATCCCGAAAGACAAAGCACCAGAAGACTTTTCCACTATTTCACTAAATTTCTTCACAAAGCAAATCATATATATCACCTTTATATAACGCTATGCTAAGGTTTATTTATACGATATCCCC